TGCTGGTTATGGTGATCCAACACCGAGAAACTTTTAAGGAGTAAGGGATGGCAAAGGAAAATGAAAACGACCAGGAAGAGGAACCGGTCGAGCTTACAGAAGATGACATGGCTGTTATTGATGATGTCAATAATGAGTCAGATGAAGATACAGATGAAGATGACTTTGCCGATGATGATTCCGGTGAGGTTGATACTGGTGAGGATGATGATTCTCCTTCCGGTGACGACGAGCCTAGCGGTGATATAAGTCCCGAAATGGCTCAAATGGCGGCGAATTATGGTCTTAATACCAATGATTTTGCCGATGAGGCGGCTTTGGCCCGCACGATTGGAACCTTTAATGCCTATGGGCAGCATTGGAACCAGGCGTGGCAGAACCAACAGCAGCCTCAAGGAAAGGGAGGCGACCCTGCCCCCAAGGGCTATCAGTTCGGTTTTAAGGATGACTATTTCGACGACGACGTGGTTGAGGCTCTTAATAACGGTCTTAACTCTGTCGCTGGAGATACGCAGAGACAGATTGAGCAACTCGCTACTTATGTGTTTCAGCATCAACAGGCCTTTAAGCAGAAGGGCGATGCCGATTTCGCAGAGAATGAGATTTCTGAATTCGACTCCGCTGTGTCCTCTTTGAGACGAAAGGGTACTTTTGGTGATGGGGGTTACCGTGATCATGAGCAGACTACGAATTTTGCCAAGAACCGGGAGCGTCTTTATGACAAAGCCGTTTTCATGGCAGATGGGTATAGGGCAAAGGGCCTGCCTGTTCCTGATGTTACCGAATTGGTCAGACAAGCCGACATGCTCGTGTTTGAGAAAGACCATGACAAGTTGAATCGTCGCCGGGCGAACAATCGCATACGAAAGCAGGCCAATCGCAGGATTGGTGGGTCTAGTGGTGAGAAGTCGTCCAATGCGTCTGCTAATGATCCTGTTGACAGTCCCGCGCTTAAAGAAGCCTGGGACGGTTTCATGCAGGAGAACGGCGACACATAGGCGTTTTTTATAAGGGGTACTAATCGTGCCATTACTTCCAGATCAACTAGATGACTTTATCAATCTGACGCTTGATAATTTCAAGCGTAAGCGATGGGTTGATATTTCGCTGGACAACCAGCATCACGTCTACGCATCCAAGTTCTTCGAAAAGAAGGGCAAAGACCCTGAAAAGGGCGGTGTCCAACTTAACTGGAAACTCCAGACGGCGAACACCGGGACTGCGAAGCACAGTGAGCTTTACTCTGTTGATGCCACGGGCGTGAAAGACCTCACGACCGAAGGTAAGCAGCAGTGGTCTAAGCAGACTGTGAACTTTAGTTATGACATCGACGAGGACGTTTTCCAATCGGATCGGGAAACAATCATTCGTGAAGTCCAAGTGCGAGAGCATTCGATGTATAACGACTTCTTTGAACTGATGGAGACGGCCCTCTGGTCGGCACCCAGCAGCAGCACGCAGTCCCCTCGCCCGCCGAGTGGGATTCCGTTCTGGATTCAGAAGTCAACAACCACACCAGGTGGTGGATTCACCGGGGGCAACCCAAGTGGATTTACTGGCGGTGCGGCTGGTATTGACTCTTCAAGCGTTTCCAACTGGAAAAACTGGGCGTTTAACTACACCACAGCCAGTCGGGACGATCTCGTTGCTAAATGCCGGAAGGCTATTGAGTTTTGCTATTTCCTGGCTCCGAAGCAGTATTCAGAGCTTGGTGGTGGTCAGGCAGACAGTGACTGGGGTTTCTTCACGACGTACAACGTCTTGGAAGACCTGGAGAAGTTATTGGAAGGCCGGAACGACAACCTCGGTGTCGATCTTGCCAAGTACGCTGGCAGTGTTGTTCTCAAGGGTAATCCCGTCACATGGGTTCCTTACCTGCAGAACAATGATTCCAGCAACCCCATCTACGGCGTGAACTGGAGAGTGTTCCAGTACTTCTTCCGTAAGGGTAAGCACATGCTCCGTCATTCACCGCAGAAGGCTGCACGTCAGCATACTGTCCGAGAAGTCCATATGGACAACTGGGGCAACTTCGTATGTTACAACCGTCGTCGCCTCTTCGTTGGCTACGTTGCATAACAACCTTTTTATAAGGAGAACCCGCGATGGGCGATCTATTTGTAAAACCTCAAGCTAAGTCCGGTTCGATCCGGCGTGGCTTATCACCAACTCTCTGGCACCAGGCCCCCATGATGCAGATTATGGGCGGTGACCTGGGCGAGGGGTTTGGGTTTATTGATGACTTTCTGTCGTTTGACGACGCGAGTTACCGTTGGCTTCTAACGAATGCCACTTCCGGTACTGCTGTAATGGATCCTGCTGCCAAGGGGGGTGTCTTGTTGCTGGATTCAGCAGCGGCTACCAACAACCAAGGTGTTCAGATCCAGGCAGGTGGTGCCATTGGAGCGTCGAGCTTCATCCCAAGTGCTGCTTCGAAGATTTACTTTGAGGCTCGTGTCAAGGTGGCTGATATTGGTTCAACGACAGTTCAGATTTTTGCTGGAGTGTCTTCGGTTGACGCTAGTGTTCTGGCGTCTGCTGCCAATACCTCCATTAACCATGTCGGCTTTGAAGCCATCAACACCACTTCTTTGACTTTTGCGAGTGAGAAGGCTGATAGTCGCTCCGGGTCAGTAGATACCAGTGCTGGAACCATAGCTGATGGTACTTACATCAAGCTGGGATTCCTCATTGATGGCGTGACTTCGGCTACGCCGTATGTGGATGGTGTTGCAGGTACTGCTCAGACGACGAACATTCCAATCGTCGCGATGACTCCTACTTTGGTGTGTCATTCTTCTGGAACGACTGACCCGATCCTCCATGTGGATTGGGTTGCTTGCTTCCAGGCAGAGCAGATTAGCAACTGATAACCAGGGGAGGGGGAGTAGTAGTAGGGTTTTTTGCCTTCCTTTCGGCTCTGCTACTCTCCCCTTCCATTTTTTTGAAAGGGAAGCAATGCAACAGTTAAAAGAAGACCTACGGATAGTATTGGGATCGGAGATTCCCCCGGAGCTTGACGACATCCTTGATCGGGTGGTCAGGCTATACCACAAACGAACAAATGGGCCAATTGGATTCGACACCGTGTGTCTTTTGGCCACACTTTGGTACTCCGGTTTCTTGAAATCATCCAAGAAGCCGGTAGCACTAGGCAATGGTAGTAAATGAGCTTTTTGCGTAACCAGGCTGTCACGGGGTTTACCTTTGCCCTTGTGAACAAGACATCTGGTGCTGCCCTGACAGGCGGTGCAGGTGCTGTCAGTAAGTATTACACGCTTGATGGGGGCACACAGGCCTCCATTGCTGGTTCTATCGCAGAAGAGGGCAATGGCCAGTACAGCGTCAACCTGACGGCTGGAGAGATGAACGGGGCTGTGGTCGGCCTCTTGTTCACTCATGCCAGTGCCATACCAGTTCAGTTTACTATCAAGACGGTAGGTGGATCGACCACCTCATCGAGTGAATCCACGCTTTCATTGAGCTTTACCGGCCTCCGAAAGGAAGTAGGCTGGCTATGGCTAGGGGACAGGACAAGTGGAAACTGGAGTTCAGACGAGACTGACCAGATCGACGAGATGATATTTGCTGGTTTACGCCAGTTCTACCATCC